GCACTGGGGAAACCGGTGTCGTCAAGATCGACGTGTCTGCCCTCTCCTCGTATCAGGGCAACGCTTGTACCAGTGTTGCTATTCAGACCCTTGACGCCATCACGGTCGGCTTGGGCTTGACGTTGCTCTGGGACGCCACGACCGACGTTGTCTGTTTGACCCTCGGCGAGAACGACTTCGTGTCCTTTAACTTTGCCCGTTTCGGCGGCCTCACCAACAACGCTGGCGCTGGGAAAACGGGCGATCTTCTCTTCACTACTGTCGGTGCTGGCTCTGGCGACAAGTACACTGTCGTCATAGAGGTGCTGAAGTACTATGGCTGAGGCCTACCATGACGGCTCCTTCATCAGTAACGAGGACCGGTAAAAATGAACCGTGGGAGCTTCAAGTCTCCCGCGGTCAAATTACTTGGCATGAGTCGGTCACCATCTTTGGGTACAATTCCGACGTCGATCAGGTGATGGAGACGGTCTGGCCATATGGCGGCCTCTTGGCATTTCCTTCTGCCGCTCTTCAGCTAAAGGTCAGTTCTGATAACGCCAACGACACCGCAAACGGAACCGGCGCACGGACCGTGTTCCTTTCCGGTTTGGACGCTGGCCACAACACCATCTCTGAGACAATAGCGTTGAGTGGTCAGACTGCCGTCACGACGGTCAAGTCTTATCTACACGTCAATCAATGCTACGTGGCGACGGCGGGAACTTCGGATGGTGCGGAAGGCACAATCTATTTCGGCACTGGCACTGTCACTGCGGGCGTTCCCGCTACGGTCTATGACGTGATCCAGTACGACTACAATACCCGCATCACCGGAAGCTACACCATTCCGGCAGGCTACACGGGATATGTATCTCAGGGTCTTTTTTCTTCAGGCCAATCTTCCGGATCTGGTCCTGTGACTGGTCGCTTGGTGACACGCGGGACTGACGACATTCGTCGTACAGCGGCTATCGTTACCATCAACAACGGCGCTGCGGATTACGTCTTTGAGTACCCTATCGTTGTTCCTGAGAAGACCACGATTGAGGCCCAAGCTATCGGGACAGGAAACAACAACGCCTGCTCCTCCATGTTCATTCTCGTGCTTATCAAAAACAATGCGAGTACGGCCTAATGAAAGCCTCTAGCATCAAGCGCACTGGCGGCACCTTGAACTACCGGGGAGTTTCTTTCCCCGGATTCAACAAACCCCGTGCGTCCACCAACCCCAAGAAAAAGAAAATGGTCCTCGCCAAAAAGGGCGATGAGGTGAAGGTTGTTCATTTCGGTGACGCCTCCATGGGCCACAACTATTCTGCGGAAGCCCGCAAGAACTACCTTGCTCGCAGTGCGGGTATCAAAGGCAAGGACGACAAGTTTTCCGCCAACTACTGGGCTCGAAAGGTTCTCTGGGCCGGACCCGGTGGTTCCAAGAAATCTCCACCCGGAGGGAGCCGCTTCAAATGAGCGTTGGTCTGGACATCATTTGGAACGTCATTCTGACGCTTCTCGTTGCGCCGATTGCGTGGGCTTTGTCCTATATCAACAAACGCGTAGACGGCGTGGACTCGACAACCAACAACATCTGGAAGACTATCGCAGAGACCCGTGAAAACATGGCCTCGTCCTACGTGACAAAGACGGATCTGCATAACGACCTTAACCGAATCTTGCAGCGGTTCGACCGACTGGAAGAAAAACTGGATCGCATGACAGGAGTCAAACATGATCGGTCGTAAGGACATGAAGCAGGAAACGATGGCCAAGCGCACTCGTGATCGTGCAACGAGCAAGAAAATGATGTCGCCGCGCAAGAAGATGGACATGGGCATGTCTCCCGGTCCTGATATGGGCGCAGCCTCTGCTCCTCCGATGATGCCCATGGGCATGAAGAAGGGCGGCATGGCCAAGAAGACGATGGCTATGAAGAAGGGCGGCATGGCCAAGAAGGGCATGAAGAAGGGCGGCATGATGCTGATCATTGGCATCGGCAAGAAAAAGGGCAAATAAGATGGCCAAGCCCAGCGAGAAATACTCCATCGTTCCTCAGGCACTTCGCGACAAGTTTCGCGAGTACAAGAGAAAGGAACGTGCCGAGGACATGAAAGAGGGAGAAGCTTCTGAGGAGACTTCTTTCAAACAAGACCGCGAAGCTCTTAAGCGCCTGATTGAAAATGATGGGGCTATGGGTGGGCCCGCCGGTATGGACACGACCCCTCAAGGAGACACAGAGCCTCAGATGTACCGCAAGGGCGGCATGGTCAAGAAGAGCAAGGGCCATCGTGGCGATGGCTGCTGCATCAGGGGCCACACCAAAGGAAGGATGTACTGACATGAAGTGCGGATCTAAGAAATACGCCAAGGGCGGTATGGCCAAGTGCGGTGGTTCCGTGACGAAGGCCAAAGGTGGCATGGTCTCCAAGGTCAAGCCCCGTGGTGACGGCTGCTGCGAAGGCAAAGGCAACAAGTCCTGCAAGGTGTGCTGATGGCTAAGATGGTCAAGAGCAAGGTCAACGCTGCCGGAAACTACACCAAGCCCGGTATGCGCAAGTCCTTGTTCGAGAAGATCAAAGCGTCAGCCGTTCAAGGCACCGCTGCTGGCCAGTGGAGCGCCCGCAAAGCGCAGTTGCTGGCCAAGCAGTACAAGGCCAAGGGCGGGGGCTATAAGGGCAAATGAAGAAGCCGCAGCAATCTCTCAAGGATTGGACCGCCCAAAAGTGGCGCACTAAATCCGGGAAACCGTCCAGCAAGACGGGAGAGAGATACTTGCCTGAGGCTGCCATCAAGGCCCTGTCTCCGCAAGAATATGCCGCGACGACTAAGGCCAAGCGGGCCGGAAAGGCCGCGGGCAAGCAGTTCGTCAAGCAGCCGAAGGGCGTCGCAAAGAAGACAGCGAGGTTCAGGTAATGGCAAAGAAGTTTCCCGATCTGACTGGCGACGGCCAAGTCACTCAGGCCGATGTCCTCAAAGGGCGCGGCGTCATGGAAAAGAAAAAGGGCGGCATGGTTAAGACCCAAAAGAAGGTCCGTAAGGTAATGAAGGAGTTCAAGTCAGGAACTCTCCATTCCGGCAAGAAGGGACCTGTGGTAAAGAACAGGAAGCAGGCTATTGCCATCGCTTTGTCCGAAGCGGGGGTCGCCAAGAAGCGAGGTAAATAATGGCTCTCTCCGGCACGAAGACATTTGAACTCGATGTTGCAGACTATATCGAAGAGGCCTTCGAGCGTTGCGGCATTGAGATTCGCACAGGTTACGATCAGCGCACGGCGCGTCGCAGCCTCAACCTTCTTCTTGCCGAGTGGGCCAACCGCGGCCTGAACCAGTGGACCATTGAGAAAGAGACCATCACGGTCAGCCCGACGGGCGGGGTTGGTAACGGCGGCGTCAGCTACACGCTGTCTAACTCCACCATCGACATCATCTCAGCCATCGTCCGCAACCAAGACGGCGTCGGCACCTCTTCGCAGGCAGACCTCACCATCGACCGAGTCAGCCGCGAATACTATCTGAACATCCCAAACAAGCTGACACAGGGACGCCCTGTTCAGTATTTTGTGGACCGCCAGATCACTCCCGTCTTGTATGTTTGGCCAAAGCCCAACGAGATCTACTACGTTATCGTGGACAAGCTCGTTCGCATGGACGATGCTGGCGCTGGTGTGAATACCCTTCAGGTCCCCTTCCGCTTCTACCCCTGCCTCGCTGCGGGCTTGGCCTACTACATCGCCATGAAGAAGGCCCCGGAGCGTGTTCAGCTTTTGAAGGCCGTCTATGAGGAAGAGTTCGAACGAGCTGCCGGTGAAGACCGCGACCGCGCTTCTTTGACGCTGGCACCAGTCCAGAACTTCTATCGGGTGGTCTGATATGGCGCGTCATGCCACAGGCTTTCAGTCAGAAGCCATCTGCGACCGCTGTGGGCAGATGTATTACTACACGCAACTGAAGCGTGAGTGGCAGGGCTTGAGGACGTGTCCGGAGTGCTGGGAAGCCAAGCACCCGCAGCTTGATCCGATCTACCCTCCGACAGAACCACAGGCCTTGGCGAACCCACGGCCTGACCGCATTGAACCTATGGATGTCCCGGTTGGTCAGCAGATCTTCCCCTTCATCCAGAATATCTCTACCCAAGGGGTCACAAGCGTTGGTATTGTGACCATTGTGATTGGGGGACCGTGATGGCTTGGACATACGCAACACTGGTGCAGGCGATCAAAGACTGGACCGAGTACGACGAGACGACGTTCAATCAGAACATCAACACCTTCATTCGCAACTGCGAAGAGCGCATCATTTACGCTGCGCAGATGGAGGTGTTCCGTAAGAACGTCAGCGGGTCTTGCTCGGCCAGCAATCAATATCTTGCCGCCCCCAGCGACTTCCTGTCCCCGTACAGTCTGTCGGTTACCGTCAGCGGCTC